ATGGTAATATAGGAGAGTTTAAAATAGCTGAAGACTATATACCAATTTTTCAATCTTTATTAATAACAGTCTACGGGGCGTATTTTGTTGGGCGTACCTGGGAAAAAGCAAAGAAATCCAGCAATAACAATTAAATTAAATTAAATGGCAAAAAAAGAAAAGCTAACAGCAGAAGAACTAGAAGTTCTAACAAACATTATTAAGCAATTAAATAGCGTTCAATCACAGATCGGTGGATTAGAGTTACAGAAGCATGAGTTATTACATACATTTGCTCAGGTTAAAACAAAGCTTGATGAGCAGCAAAAAGAGTTGCAAGATAAGTATGGTGACAAAGTGATTGATATTAACACCGGTGAACTACGTGAGCCTGCTAAGGAAGATTAGTATAGGGAAAGACTATAAAAATGACGCCATGCACTACTCTGTTGGACAGGAAGTGTATGGTGGTCATACTATAGTTAATATTATAGAAGAAGAAGAAAAGTACTCTATCTATATTCAAAAAGGTAAAGATATAATACCCTGGAAAGACTTTAATAAAAATATGGCAATAGCCATTGAATACAATATTGATTACTAATGAAAGGTATTTTTGATTTTGTTGTAACTCCTAAAGACGATAGATACAATAATACTAAAACAATAGGCGACAAAAAATTAATATTAAATACAGAATTACAAAACCATAATTTTGTTTCAAGAGTTGGTGTGGTAATGGCTGTACCTAGTCATAATCCAACAGGCGTACAAAAAGGAGACGAAGTAATATTACACCACAATGTTTTTAGAAGGTTCAGAGATATTAAAGGTGAAGAAAAAAATAGCAGGAGTTATTACAAAAATAATTTGTATTTTGTTTCTCCTGATCAGATATTCGCATATAAGCGTATAATAAAGTGGATTCCACTTGAGGGGTTTAATTTCGTTAAACCAATAAAAGAAGACAAGATGTTTTCTATAAACTTTGAAAAGCCATTAATTGGTATACTTAAGTATAAAGACCCAAGTCTAAAAGAAGCTAAAGAAGGTGATTTAGTGGGTTTTAAGCCAGGTGCTGAATATGAGTTTTTAATTAACAAAGAAAAATTATATCGTGTTCCAACAAATCTAATTACAATTAAATATGAATATCAAGGAAACGAAAAAGAATATAATCCAAGCTGGGCAGCGAGCAGTTGAGGAATTAATAAAAGTAGCTAAAGAACCTATAGTTGATTCAGATGATGATATATCTGCTGATAGGCTTAAGAATGCGGCTGCCACAAAAAAGTTAGCTATATTTGACGCTTTCGAGATATTGTCTCGTATACAAGATGAAGAAGCTATATTAGAAAATAAACCTAAAGAAGAAGAGAAAGCAAAAACTTTTTCAGGGTTTGCAGAAAGAAGATCTAAATAATGTACGAGCAAAATTTATACAGAGTAGAGACTCCTATAAAAGCTAATACAATAGCTAGATTAAATAAATCAAAAAAGTGGAAGTACGGTTATAACAAAGAGCATGACATCGTAGTTATAAGCAAGACCGGACAAATTGGTGAAATATATAATATTCAAAATTTAAAAATTGCATTACCAAAAACTCCCACTAAAATAGACAAGTCACAGGATAAATGGGCTGCAGATGAGTACCCTAAGGAATTAAAACGAATACAAAGCGTTTTTGATTGGCGGGAATATCCAGATGACTTTAAAGAAAAATGGGAACCATATATAGATGAACAATTTAAACGCAGAGAAGAAGGCCATTGGTTCAATAATAAAGGTGTGGCTACTTACATTACTGGCACTCACTTTATGTACTTGCAGTGGAGCAAGATTGACGTTGGGAAGCCAGACTTTAGGGAAGCAAACAGACTATTCTTTATATTCTGGGAAGCTAGTAAAGCCGACTCACGATCTTATGGAATGTGCTATCTTAAAAACCGTCGTTCAGGATTTTCATTTATGTCTTCAGCAGAAACCGTTAATTTGGCAACAATTACATCAGATGCACGGTATGGTATCTTGTCAAAGTCTGGAGCCGATGCTAAGAAGATGTTCACAGATAAGGTTGTACCAATATCCGTTAACTACCCCTTCTTTTTCAAGCCCATCCAAGACGGTATGGATCGCCCCAAGACCGAGCTTGCCTATAGAATACCAGCCAGTAGACTCACTAGAAAATCCATACAAAATAAACAAGACCAGGAGTTACTTGAAGGATTGGACACAACGATCGACTGGAAGAACACGGGTGATAACTCCTACGATGGAGAGAAGCTTAAACTCCTCGTCCACGATGAATCGGGCAAATGGGAAAGGCCTGACAACATCCTCAACAACTGGAGGGTTACAAAAACAACATTAAGGCTAGGTAGTAGAGTCATAGGTAAATGTATGATGGGTTCAACCTCAAACGCGTTAGACAAAGGCGGTGAGAACTTTAAAAAACTTTATAATGACTCAGATGTTACAAAAAGAAACCGCAATGGACAAACTAAGTCAGGATTATATTCTTTGTTCATACCTATGGAATGGAATTACGAAGGATTCATTGACGATTATGGAATGCCTGTATTCGAAAACCCACCAGAAGATTGCGTTGGACCACACGGAGACGCTATCGAAGTCGGGGTTATTGAACACTGGGATAATGAGGTCGAAGGATTAAAAGGCGACCAGGATGCTTTAAATGAGTTTTACAGACAGTTCCCGCGTACAGAGGAGCACGCGTTTCGAGATGAAACTAAAAATAGTATATTTAACTTAGTAAAAATATACGAACAAATAGATTACAACGAAGATTTAAAAAGCACAGGTGTTATTACAACTGGTAGTTTTAATTGGGAGCATGGTGTTAAAGATTCAAAAGTAATGTTTAGCCCAAACCCTAATGGAAGATTTAAAGTTTCGTGGGTTCCTAAAATTGGATTGCAAAATAAACAGGTAATTAAAAATGGTATAAAGCATCCAGGCAACGAACACATTGGTGCTTTTGGATGTGATAGTTACGATATATCAGGTACCACAGACGGCAGAGGATCAAAAGGAGCGCTACATGGGTTAACGTCTTTTAGTATGGAAGATGCTCCACCTAATTCATTCTTTTTGGAATATGTAGCAAGGCCTCAAACCGCTGAAATGTTTTTTGAAGACGTATTAATGGCTTTAGTGTTTTACGGTATGCCATTGCTTTGTGAGAATAATAAACCACGATTGCTTTATTATTTAAAACGGAGAGGCTATAGGGGTTACTCTATGAATAGACCTGATAAGTTATATACAAAGCTTTCAGTTGCGGAAAGAGAAATAGGCGGGATACCTAACTCGTCTGAAGATATTAAGCAAGCGCACGCTGCTGCTATTGAAACTTATATTCAAACACACGTAGGGCTTAAAGCTGATGGCCAATATGGAACAATGTACTTTAATAATACATTGAACGATTGGGCTAAGTTTGATATAAATAAAAGAACAAAATTTGATGCGGCTATTAGCTCAGGGTTAGCAATAATGGCATGTAACAGACATCTGTATAGACCTAACCCAAATGTGCAAAAACCAAAGTTAAACTTAAATATTGCAAAATATAAAAACGCCGGTTCAATATCGGAAATAATAAAATAAAGTATGGCTGAGTCAGTTATAAATAGTTTTTTTCCAAGCCAAGTTGCTAGCGACCAAGAAAAAATGTCGGTTAAATATGGCTTAAGAGTTGGTAGGGCGATTCAAGACGAATGGTTCAAATCAGATTCTGGTACTAATAGATATAAAAGTAATCAAAATACATTTCATCAATTAAGACTATATTCTAGGGGCGAACAATCAATACAAAAATATAAAGATGAATTGTCTATTAACGGCGATTTATCATATTTAAATATAGACTGGAAGCCGGTTCCGATTATACCTAAGTTTGTTGACATAGTTGTAAATGGTATATCTGAAAGAACATTTGATATAAAAGCGTTTTCACAAGATCCTTATGGTGTTTCAAAACGTACAGATTACTTAAACAGTATAGTTAGAGATTTGCAAACAAAAGAAATAAATGATTTTGCAAAAGAAAACTTTGGTGTTAACTTATATGAAAATCCTCCGGAAATGCTACCGGATTCGCAAGAAGAGTTAGACGTACATATGCAGCTTAATTATAAGCAAGCTGTGGAGATAGCGGAGGAGCAAGCTATAAACGTTTTATTAGAAGGAAATAATTACGATTTAACTAAGAAGCGCGTTGTATATGATTTAACAACAATAGGTATTGGCGCTGTGAAAAACAGATTTTCAAAATCAGAAGGCGTTGTTATTGATTATGTTGACCCTGCTAATTTAGTATGGTCATATACAGAATCACCTTATTTTGATGATATATATTATTGTGGCGAGGTTAGAAACGTACCTATTAATGAAATTAAAAAGCAATTTCCTGATTTAACTGACGAAGATTTAAAAAGAATATCTGAGACAGGTTATCAAAACAATGGCTTTTACGATAGAACAATATCTAATTATAACGAATCGGATTCAAACACAGTTCAAGTATTGTATTTTAATTATAAAACATACATGAATGAGGTTTACAAAATTAAAGAAAGCGCAACTGGCGCTTCTAAAGTTTTGTTACGCGACGACACATTTGACCCGCCTGTTGAAGTATTAGAACAACAGTTTGGCAAATTATCTAGGTCTATTGAAGTATTATACGAAGGGGTGTTAGTATTAGGCACTGATTATTTATTACAATGGGAACTAGCAAAAAATATGATGCGTCCTAAAAGTGATAGTTCTAAAGTACTTTTAAATTATAGTATTAACGCGCCTAGAATGTATAAAGGTAAGATTGAATCTTTAGTAAGCCGTATTACTGGTTTTGCTGATATGATTCAATTAACGCATTTAAAGTTACAGCAAGTAATGTCTCGTATGGTACCAGATGGTGTTTATCTTGATGCCGACGGGTTAGCCGAAATAGATTTGGGTAATGGAACAAATTACAATCCGCAGGAAGCATTAAATATGTTTTTCCAAACAGGTTCTGTAATTGGTAGATCGTTTACGCAAGACGGCGACATGAATCCAGGTAAAATACCTATTCAAGAAATCACAAGTGGTAGTGGTGGTAATAAGCTAGGCGCTTTAATAAATACCTACAACTATTACTTGCAAATGATACGTGACGTAACCGGGTTAAACGAAGCAAGAGACGGCAGTATGCCTGATAGCAAAGCTTTAGTGGGTATACAAAAAATAGCAGCAGCTAATAGCAACACAGCAACAAGACATATAATGCAAGCTGGGTTATATATAACAGCTCATTTAGCTGAATGCTTATCATTAAGAGTATCCGATATAATAGAATATTCTCCAGCTAGAGAAGCGTTTATACAAAAAATAGGGGCTCACAATGTAGCTACCCTCTCGGAAATGAGCAATTTGCATCTATACGATTTTGGTATATTTTTAACACTTATGCCAGATGAAGAAGAAAAACAAATGCTTGAGAATAATATACAAACCGCGTTATCAGCGGGGTTAATTGATTTAGACGATGCAATCGATATTAGAGAAGTGCAAAATTTAAAACTAGCAAATCAGCTTCTTAAAATAAAACGTAAGAAAAAGCAAGAGCGTGACCAAGCGATGCAACAACAAAATATACAAGCACAGGCACAAGCAAACGCTCAAGCACAACAAGTTGCTGCGCAAGCTGAGGTTCAAAAGAATCAAGCTTTAACTGCTCAGAAAGCAGAACTAGAACAACTTAAAGGTCAATTAGACATACAAAAGCTACAAGCTGAGGTAACAGCCAAAAAAGAATTAATGGCGCAAGAGTTTGAGTATAACCTACAGCTAAAAGGTATGGAAACCGATATATTAAAACAAAGAGAATCTCAAAAAGAAGATCGAAAAGATGATCGTTCAAAAATGGAAGCTTCTCAACAAAGTGAATTAATTGAGCAAAGAAAAAACAATACACCACCAAAAAACTTCGAATCCGGCGGAAACGATATAATTGGCGGAGGGTTTGACTTAGGAACCTTCGAACCTAAGTAATAATAGTAATGTATAATTATATAATATTTTATCATGTCAGAAAACCAAGAAGAAGTTCTTGAGGTACAAGAAGATACCCAAGATCAAACAACAGCTGAAAAAGAAGTTGTTGAGGAAAAACCTACAGGCCCTGTAACGCAGGACGAAGAAGGTACAATAAAAGTTAACTTATCAGATTTAAATAAACCACAAGAAGATGCCGTTCAAGAGCAAAGCTCAGATGACAGCGATGCTGCTGTCGGACAACCCGAAGACGCGACAGACAGCGAAGAAGTGGTTGAAGAAATACAAGACGCCGAAGAAGAAGTAAGTGTACTTGAAGAAGTAACAGAAGAAGACGAACCTGCACCTACAGTTAAAGAAGCGAAAGAAATTGTTGAAGAAGCTGTAGCTGAGTCAAATGAAACCGGCATTGAGTTACCGGAAAATATTCAAAAAGTTGTAGACTTTATGAATGAAACAGGGGGTAGCCTTGATGATTACGTAAAATTAAATACTGATTATTCTAAATTAAATCAAGGGCAATTAATTCGTGAATTTTATGAAACGACAAAGCCTCATTTAGATAAAGAAGATATTGATATCCTTATGGAAGACTTTTCATATGACGAAGAGTTAGATGAACCCAAGGATATTAGAAAAGCTAAAATAGCCTTTAAAGAAGAAGCTGCTAAAGCTAAAAAGCATCTTGAAGGTTTAAAATCTAAGTATTACGAAAATATTAAAGCTGGATCTAATTTAACACAGGACCAGCAAAAAGCAGTTGAATTTTTCAATCGCTATAATAAAGAAAACGAAGAGGTTACTAAAGTAGCTGAATCGCAAAAGAAAATATTTTTAACTGAAACCGAAAACGTTTTTAATCAGAATTTCAAAGGTTTTGACTATTCTGTAGGAGACAAGAAGTATAGGTTTAAAATTAAAAATACTGAAGACGTAAAGACAACCCAAAGCGACATTAATAATTTCGTCAAAAAGTTTTTGAACGATAAAAATGAAATGTCAGACGCTAAGGGTTATCATAAGTCGCTATTTACAGCTATGAATGCTGATGCAATCGCAAACCACTTTTACGAGCAAGGCAAAGCCGATGCAGTAAAGGATAGCATGTCGAGAACTAAGAATGTTGATATGGACCCGAGACGGGGACACGAAAAAGTAACAACACAAAATGGTTGGACGATACGCGCGGTCAATAATGATGCAGTAAGCACGAGTAGTTTTAAAGTTAAAAAACGAAAATAATTAACCATTAAAAAATTAATAAAATGGCTGGATCTTTTACTGGGAGCCCAACGGCTCTCGCACATTTAACCCCACGACCTATTAAGGGATTGTTTGGAGACAACTACCTTTCTGTCGCGGACTTAGACTTCACGCAACAATTTTTGCCTGAGGTATATGAGAAGGAAGTAGAACGATATGGAAATCGTACTATTGCTGGATTTTTACGTATGGTAGGCGCTGAAATGCCTATGGCTTCTGACGTAATTACTTGGTCAGAACAAGGACGTTTACACATTGCTTATGATGACGTTGAAGTAGCTTCTACTACAACTTTAACATTCCCTGCTGGTCACTTGATTGGAAAAGGAATGACACTTGTTGTATCTAAAGGCTTCATTACTCAAAAAGCATATGTACAAGACGTAGTTGGACAAACTGTAACTGTTGACACTTACGGCGAGGTTGCTGGTCTTACAATGACTGGTGCTGACGTTAAGGTGTTTGTTTATGGTTCTGAGTACGCTAAAGGAACTGAAAATGCTGGTAACTCAATTGACGCTTCTTTCACAACCTTCAACAACAAACCAATTATTCTTAGAGATAAGTATAATGTAAATGGTTCTGATGTTGCTCAAATTGGTTGGGTAGAAGTAACTACTGAGGCTGGAACTTCTGGTTACCTTTGGTACTTAAAGTCTGAGCACGAAGCTCGTATCCGTTTCGAAGATCAACTTGAAATGGCTATGGTCGAAGCTGAAAAATCTTTAAACATCGATGGCACAGTAAGAAACATTACTGCTGCTGCTGGTTTTGGAGGTGGTACTAACGTAACAGGATCTGAAGGTCTATTTGCTGCTCTTGAAGATAGAGGATTAGTTTATACTGATGCTGACTTCAACGCTGCTGGTGGCGCAGGTCTTGCGGACTTTGATACTATTTTAGCTGAGCTAGATAAGCAAGGATCAATCGAAGAAAACATGCTTTTCTTAGATCGTGGTACTTCACTAGCGATTGACAATATGTTGGCTGCTCAAAATTCTTACGGAGCTGGCGGTACATCTTACGGTGTATTCGACAATTCAGAAGACATGGCGCTAAACCTTGGATTCTCAGGATTCCGAAGAGGTTCTTACGATTTCTACAAAACTGACTGGAAATATCTAAACGATTCTACAACTCGTGGATTAGTTGCAGATGTTGAAGGTGTACTAGTTCCTGCTGGAACTTCTACAGTTTACGATCAGCAACTCGGAAAGAACATCTCTCGACCATTCCTACACATCCGCTACAGAGCTTCTGAAGCTGATGACCGTAGAATGAAGTCTTGGGTGACTGGATCAGTAGGAGGTAACTATACTTCTGACGCTGACGAAATGAACGTACACTTCTTATCTGAAAGAGCGTTGTGTGTTCAAGCTGCCAACAACTTCGTATTGTTGAAAGCAACAAGTTAGAAAACCTGTAGTAATTACCCTCGTTGAACTGACGGGGGTAGTTATTACTCTTATTAACATTTTTATTATATTATATCATGTCAAAAAAGAAAGAAGCCGAGGTTGTAATTCAATCTTGGGAAGTTAAAGATAGATTATATACGCTTAAAAATAATAAGCGTCCATTAGTATTCACAATACCATCCAAACACAGCGCAAGAAAACCATTACTTTGGTTTGATGCTGATAAAGGATATCAACGTGAATTAAAATACGCTACAAACCAACCCACTCCGTTTGTTGATGAACAAAAAGGAACGGCAACGTTAGGGCGTATTGTTTTCAGAAATGGGGCATTAAATGTTCCAAAAGAAAATCAAGTTTTACAAAAGCTATTATCATTGTACCACCCCATGAAAGACGAAGTGTGGGAAGAGTATAAGCCTCAACAGCAAGCAGCAAGTCAACTAGATTGGATTGAAGCAGAAATTGCAGCGCTTAACTTAGCTAAGACACTAGACGTTGAACAAATGGAAGCTATATTAAGAGTACAGTTTGGTACATCAGTTAATCAGTTATCAAGCAGCGAATTAAAAAGAGATGGATTAATATTTGCAAAAAGAAATCCATTGCTATTTGTTGAGTTAGCTAATGATGATAACGTACAATTAAGAAACTTTGGTATTAAATCTGTAGAAGCAGGTTTGATTAAACTATCAGCTGATCAAAGAACATTTACATATGGAGACGGCGATAGAAAGCTTATGACTGTTCCTTTTGATGAAAATCCATACTCTGCATTAGCAGCGTGGTTTAAAACAGACGAAGGTGTAGAAGTCTATAAGACAATTCAAAAAAGACTTAAATAGTCACTCATAGTGGTCAGGCCATCTTATGGGTGGCCTAATTACTATAAATAAAAAAATATGAGCGTAAGTATAGATACTGTTTATCAAAGAGTATTAGGCATACTCAATAAAGAACAACGAGGGTATGTTACGCCTCAGGAGTTTAACCTGTTTGCAAATCAAGCACAATTAGATTTATTTGAACAATATTTTTACGATATAAATCAGTTTGGCAGAACGCCAGGGAATGACACAGAGTATTCCGACATGCTCGATATATTAAATAAAAAAATAGCTATATTCGAAACGCAAGATAGCTTAACATACGACGAAACAAATAGCTACTTTCCGTTTCCTACGGATATGTACAGACTTGGCACTGTTATATTTACTAATACAACAACTAGGGATCTTTACCCGTCGCCAACTCAGGAAGCAAACTTTCCGGAAAACAACCCTACTATATACAGGCAAACTCTTAATGAAGACATTGAAGCGGAGCGTATAAATGGTAATGAATTTTTATATATTAATTCCTCTCCATTAACTAAGCCTAAAAATATTCGACCTATATATGTTTCTAAAAACAATACTATTAATGTATACGGCGATACCGAATTAACTTCTGCTGTAAAGTGTAATTATATACGTAAGCCAGCTAAGGTAGAATGGAGATATCAAATGGTGTACGGTGAAGCGCTGTATGACGCAACATACTCACAAGACTTTGAGCTGGATCCGTCAGAAGAGACTGAGCTTGTAATAAAAGTATTAGAGATGGCTGGGTTAGTTGTTAAAGATATTCAAATGTATCAAATAGCAGCAGGTGAAGAAATTAAGAATACACAACAAGAAAAAGCATAATAGATGGGTTTACTATATCAAAATAATGAGCAGTACTATTTAGGGCCAGATGGCATATGGAATAGTTACGATGAGAATTACGGTGATTACCAGGCTGTTTCTTTAAAAGACATTATAAATAACTTTATAATATCTTATGTTGGCGAAGGTAAACTAGTTAGTAAAATTAAAAGAACTGATGTAGCTTTCCACGCACAACGCGGATTAGCTGAAATGAGTTTTGATATATTACCATCTTCTAAATGGATTGAAGTAGAGGTTGGACCCACATTATATGTGCCGTTACCTCAAGACTTTGTTGGCTATGTAAAAGTTGCAATGACAGATGAATCTGGTATAGAAAGAATATTATACCCCGCAAGAAAAACAGGCGATCCTTTGCCTTATGTTCAAGATAACGAATATGAGTATATATTTGACGAGCAGACTCGTGAAATAGTAACAGCAACACCATCAGAAACTTTTAAAAGATTTAGAAGATCAGAAGGACAGGGCAGTACACCTGACACAGATTTTCAAAATATAAACAATGCCGACCTTATGCGCGGAACATCTGCGGGCCGCAGATACGGTTTAGATCCAGAATATTCGCAAAGTAACGGGGTATTCTTTATAGACCCTATAAGAGGTGTTATGCACTTTAGTTCAAATTGTGTAAGTCAAATAGTTTCAATAAAATATATATCAGATGGGTTAGCCACTGACGAAGAAAGCAAAATACATAAGTTTGCAGAAGAAGCTTTATATAAATATATAGCCTACGCTATAGTTTCAACGCGCCCTGCAATACCAGAGTATATTGTACAAAGATATAAAAAAGAGGCAAGAGCATCAAAGCGTAATGCTAAATTAAGGTTATCAAATATTAAGCTAGAAGAACTAACGCAGGTTATGCGAGGTAAGTCTAAGCAAATAAAACACTAGAATATGCCAGAATTGATTCATACGTTTCTCAAGGGTAAAATGAATAAAGACCTTGATGAGCGTTTAGTTCCAAATGGCGAGTATAGGGATGCGTTAAACCTAGAGGTAGCTACATCCGAAGGCTCAGACGTCGGTGCATTACAGACATTAGTTGGTAATGTTCAGATGGTCAATCGTACTTTAAACGATATAACTACGCTGCATACCACATGGGCAGCCTCTGGACTGGCTTATATACCTGCTGACGCTAAATGTATAGGTACCGTAAAAGATGCAACCACAGAAAAGATATATTGGTTTATTACATCACAGAGCGTAGATGCTATTGTTGAATATGACCAAATAAGAGATGTTGTATTCCCTATTTTAGTTGATAAAAACGGTATACTTGGGTTTAATGAAAACTTTTTAATTACGGGTGTAAACATACTCGAAGGGTTTTTATTTTTTACAGATAACCAAACTGAGCCTAAAAAAATTGAAATAAAGAAATTTAAAGAGGGTTCATCTGATTTTGCTACACACACACAAATATTCGGCAGAAACTTCATAGAAGCTGATATTACTGTTATAAAAAAATCACCTCTTTTACGACCAACTATATATAAAAAGAATACTGTTAGGGATGGTGAGATAGAAACAACTACTACATTTGAGTTTAACACACTGTCTACCGACCCAGAAGATGATCCTGATGAAACGATCTCTATGGACTTCGGTACTGTTATAACTTTAAACTGGACAAACGCAGTAGACTATATAGCAGGTGACTTTTTATTATTAACAATACAAGATCCCGACGATAATTTCTTAAGAGAATTCCAAGCTAGAGTAAAAGTTACACAAGTTGTTTCAGAAGCGCAGGCTATATGTGAATTACAAAGCGTAGGTGAGGATCTACCCGCGGGGCCACAAGGGTTTGATGTAGAACTGGAACAAGACGATCCATTATTTGAGTTTAAATTTCCTCGCTTCGCATATCGTTATAAGTACGATGATAACCAATTTTCCACATTTTCTCCTTTTACAGAGATAGCATTTATACCAGGTGATGAGTTTGAGTATACAGGTGTTGATGGTTATAACTTGGCAATGACTAATAACATACGAGTCTTAGAAGTAAGGGATTTTATTACGCCTAACATTCCTGATGATGTAATAGCTATAGATATACTTTACAAAGAATCAAACAGTACCAATGTGTATCGTGTTGACACTATAGAAAAAACTGCGCCAAATTTACCTGGCCAATCATATAATCAATGGAATGATACAAGCTATCAAGAAGGCGGGGCAACAGGTTATAGCGGTAGAATTAAAATAGAGACAGAGCTTATATCTTCTTTATTGCCGTCTAACCAATTACTAAGACCTTATGATAACGTTCCTAAAAAAGCGTTGGCTCAAGAAATTACTGGAAATAGAATTATATACGGTAACTACACACAAAACTTTGACATGGTTGACTTCGCTGACAGTGAGGTTATACCAAACTTTGAGTTTAGTATTGTGCATGATCCTACAAAAAATGAAGATATCATTGAAGACCCGGATAACCCAGGGCAATTTATAAATATATCATCAGATCCCGACGGCTCTACGCCGGTGCCATCTTTAAAGTCTATGCGCACATATCAAATGGGTGTGGTATATTTAGACCAATACGGTAGGCAAACGCCGGTATTTACAAATGATAGCGGTGGTAGATCATTAGCGAAAGAATTTGCAGACCTATACAATACTATAGAGATAGGTATGCTTTCAAACCCGCCAAAGTGGGCAACACATTACAAGTTTTATGTAAAAGAAACATCTAACGAGTATTATAACTTAGCATTAGATAGATTTTATCTGCCAGAAGATGGTAGTGTATGGTTGTCTTTTCCGTCTGCCGACAGGAATAAAGTCGACGAAGAAACGTTTTTGGAGCTTAAAAAAGAGCATGACAACAATTCGTTTATTGAAGAAACCGCTAGATATAAGATATTAGCTATATCAAACGAAGCGCCAGATGCTGTTAAAATAAGAAGACACCAAGCTGGTAGGCAAACTACAGAGTTTACGGGATCGGGATACCCTCAAGTTAACAAAGGGTTTTTTGAAATACCCGAAGATGATTTTGACGGTAAAGAAGACGGTACGGGATCCGGTGGTGGATTAGCTGATTTAAACAAAGAGAACAATCTTTCTTGTAGAATACTTTCTGGTTCAAATATATCTGATTATTTTGAAATAGAATGGATAAAAAAACAAGGTAATATATATAGAATTCAACTTAGATTCCCTACTGATGAAAGCTTAGACTTTATACCAGAAGGACAAACAGGTATACCCTTAGACATAGCAATATATCAATCTAGATCTGAAAATAAACCTGAATATCAAGGTAGATTTTTTGTAAAAATATACAAAGACAACGCTTTAGAACAACGTATAATTAAAAAAGCTGAAGACGCGCAGTTAACTATAGAATACCAAAAAGAAGTAGCCTATATACAAAAAGGCGGTAAGAGTAGTTTCTGGAGAGATACAGCCCCGGATAATAGTAAAGGATGGTTTTGGGATAAATCATCTCCATTAGATGTAAGAAGAAGAGCGTCTCCTGATGTTAAATATCAGCGTGGTAATCAAGACGATCGACCATATCAAGGATTAGGTATAGATGTAGGATCTAGAAATTTAACCATATCATTTCACGGATTTGGTAATCCCTGGAAACAATCTAAAGCTTTCTACAATAGAAAAGGTATTTGGTGGAATTGGCCAACTAATCAACCAAGCGCTGGCCATCATATAGGTTTTGCTAAAGCGTTAGACACAGCAGGTAGTATATTTAGAATTACAGACGATCCAGATAAAGAGCTTGATTCTCATACTTACAATATAACAATGAGCTATCGCTCGGCGTACTGTGTTGCTAGTAGAAGAACTGGTAGACATGGTTCTGGTAAATATGGTAGCCGACGAGTTGTAAGATGGAATATAAAAATAGATAAGCCTATAGCTACGTCTGTAGGTTTACCACCTATTAATACTGGACAGGCAAACCCGACAAGAACAGGTGTAGAATTTTTAAGACTATATGCGGTAGATGCGGATACATACACATCTAATAATCCTGCTATATTTGAAACTTACCCAAAGGAAGCTGTTGATTTAGACTTATATTATTCAGCTAGCGATATATATGAAATACAAAATGCCGGTAGCACTATGGCTGCTCACCAACCATTACAAAAACTAGATTGGTTTAATTGCTATTCTTTTGGGCAAGGCGTAGAATCTGATCGTATACGTGATGATTTCAATGCAACCCGTATAGACAAGGGTCCTGTTGTTTCAACTGTTTTAGACGAGGCGTATGGCGAAGAAACAAAAGCCACAGGTTTAATATTCTCACAAATATTTAATTCTACTTCTGGTATTAATAGGTTAAACCAGTTTATAGCTGCAGAACCAATAACTAAAGATTTAAACCCGTATTATACAAGTGTTCAAAAGCTGCACTCAAGAGATACTGACTTAATTGCTTTCTGTGAAGATAAAGTTCTTAAGGTATTAGCAAATAAAGATGCGCTATTTAATGCTGATGGTAACACAAACATTGTAGGTAATACAGCCGTGTTGGGGCAATCAATACCTTTCCTTGGTGAATATGGTATATCTAAAAACCCAGAGAGCTTTGCTACTTATGGTTTTAGAGCATACTTTACTGATAAAAACAGAGGTGTTATTTTAAGATTATCACGAAATGGGTTAGAAGAAATTTCATCCGCTAATATGCGTGATTTCTTTGCTGATAACTTACACTCATCAAGCGTGTTATTAGGCTCATACGACGACGATAAGGACGTTTATAACCTTACGCTTAATAATCTTACAGATGAATGGAAAGATAAGCTTAAACTTAATTATTTTAACCCGTCATTAACTCAAACTGGAACTACTGTTTCCTTTAAAGAAGACGTTAAAGGCTGGACTTCTCGTAAAGATTTTATACCTGAAGGTGCTATATCCTTAAATAACAAATATTACAGTATTAAAAATGGTAAGATTTGGGAGCACGGGGCAACAAGCGCTACAAGAAATAATTTTTATGGTGTTCAATATGACAGCTCGATTAGATTTCTAATAAATGACCAGCCAAATATTGTTAAAAAATATAAAACATTAAATTATTCAGGTACAGAATCTAGGGAGTATAGATACCAGGTAGAAGGAAAGCCAGAGGAGCAAACATTTAATTTAGCTGAATTACAAGCTAATCCAAATTATAATCCAACAAACGAGGTGTTTACGCCTGGTTGGTATACAAGTTTAATACAAACAAATCTTCAAGAAGGTAGCGTTAAAGAGTTTTTGGATAAAGAAGGCAAATACTTTAATTACATAAAAGGTATTGGCACGCAATTTAGTACTAATTTAGATAACAATTTAGATGCCGCAGAGTTTTCAATGCAAGGTATTGGACGTGCGGAAATATCAGGGGATACTCAAAGTTCATTTGTTTTACATGTGGAAGTTGACCCGTCTTGTTTTGTGGCAAGAGTTGCGCCTTATGTTATGAATGGAAGTTTAACCTCTATAGAAGATTGTACTACTTGTCCGACAATTGACCTTGCTAATTTAACTACAGACAATAATATACCAGCAGGGGTTATTACATATGATATTACATCGGATAACACAAATAATGGGGCATTAACTATAAATGGCAGCATTGTTACTTTTACTCCAAACGCAAACTTTAACGGTGACGCTGGGGCATTTAACTTTACGGCAACTGATACCTTTAATGGATCACAACTTGTAAGCAATGTTGGTACAGTTACAATTGCGGTTGATCCAGTCGCAGATATTCCTTACTTTACAACAACTCCACCAACTACAGCGTATGCTATAGGTGATACGTATATTTATAATGTCGGAGTAGCTGACGCAGATCATACTGGGGCGGAGTTAACTATAACTTCAAGTAATATACCAAGCTGGTTGACACTTACTGATAACGGAGACGGGACCGCCGTTGTAACAGGCACAGTCCCAGATGCCCAACCATACTCTTTTGATTTGGTTGTAAGCGATCCGGATAATCCGCCTAATACAGCTACACAAAATGTAACCGTAGAAGGTTTAGCTAATTTACTAACTAACTTAGACATAATAGGTAGGTATGTTTCTACTAACGAACCACAAGGGGTATGGGTTGACCCTAGCACTGGGGTACAAACAACGGTATGCGCATCTCCAGCTTCAGGTGGTCATAGTTGCAGCAGGGGTACATTTAATATATTTGCAGCAGCGGATTCTGGTAACGCTGTAGAAATTGGTAGAGTTCATATTTCTAACACAGGCGGCGGTGGCTCAAACTATGTTGATAGTGATGGCAACCCAACACCCGATTTAGGTGCGCCAAGTGGAAATGAAAAATACTATACGCCACAAGGGCAGGTTAGAAGCACGAGCGATAGATATAGTGCTTTCAAAATAAGTGAAGCGGATGCCCAGACATTAGCGCAAAACTCAAGCAATGGTCAGATTACGTTTTTTATGGAATGTGGTACATTTAATACTGGTACTACAACCGCTAATTGCCACAGCACCGCTCTTTGGTTTAATGTATTTGACGGCAACGCACAACAAATACTTTGTACGGCATTTACAACCGGAACTTTAATAACAATTGACATATATACAGGTCAACCCGTAAATCCAATACCATAATGAGTAATATAGTAGCAATAGATAATTTTACGGTAACATCAGAAGAATTCATAATACCAGGCGGCGATTTGATAAGCAGTGTTGCTCCTCAAGCTGTATTAACAATAACACCTAATCAGGGTTACGAGATTGAGGCAAGTAATTTTACGGTTGTTTCGTCAAACCCAGAGGTAGATGTACCTAGCTCTTATTTTACACAAGACGGTGAAAACGTTATGCTGACAGTTGTTTTTGTATCGACAGCAACTATGCCTAGTAATAATCTTGATATAAAAGTATGTATGCGTGGAGCAGCTCAAGAGCTTGGTGTAACTATTGCAGGTACTGTATTTTATGATACAGCAAACGCTACGCCATTGCCCCAAAACTTACCTTATACAAATTCAGGGCCGGCGGAAAGTACGGAAGAAATATTATCACAGCTTATACAAGCCGATACGGGTTACTATTTTCAATCTACGCCAACCATATCTCTTAGAACTGGCGATCCAACTGACTACAACTTATATACAACAGGCTCTGTACTTGATTCGGATAACAGGTTAACCGCTATAAGAGTTAATGCAGACTACACATATCCTTTTGTAAATCATAGCGGCGATGAAATAGACGTATATGCACACGCAATAGAAATACCCGTTATTTTAGAATATGTAACTGGATATTCAATAAATACAACAGTTCCAGCCGCACAGACGGTTAGAAATCTAGCTATAACAGGTGTTCAAGGGGCAGACTATTCTTTAACAATAGATAACGGCGCTACTTTTTCTAACGGCACAAATGCCATTACAGGTGTATTGCCTTCTGGCCAAGAGCTTGTACCTATAACATTCCCAACGGTAACATCAACCACAACACACAATTTAACATTTGTTGTTCCTGGGACGGATTTAAGTCCTGATTTTAGTCAGCCTAATCCAATAGTTTTCCAAAGAAGAGTTATTACTTCTATTCAATTAAGTGGAACAATAACCTCTGGTGATACTGATCTTTCAGTTACTAATCCTACACCATTGGCTTTAGACGCTAGTTATAGCTTTACACAAAGCGGCAGTCTGACCCATGATATTACTATTTCACCTTTAGCGGACTTCACTATAGCATGGACAGATACTAATTCTTTAGTTGATTCTGATTTTACAAAAACAGAAGCCGATGGTAATTTTACAATAACTCAAGGAGCAAAGCTACTAAATTTAGGAAGTTCTGATTTAACACTTAGGGTTGATATTACTTCGCCATTTACAGGCGTACAGAATATGAGTTACGCACTTACAAATGATATTGATACTTACATTACTAAAACGTACGTATGTGCTGCGCTTGATTTTGACAATTCACAGGGAACTGTAGACTCCGTATATGAATATGCTGATTGTGACACTGGCGCAATTACACAAGAAACAGTGCCCGCGGGAGGGGTTGTTACAGGGCAATGTGCTCGACTAATGCCACCAGCTTCATTAATATCAGGTGATGGAAATCCACCTGCCCTTAACCCAACGATAACATGCCCATAATATGGATCAAATAACATTAGCATTTAGCAGTCCCATACAAGTATCTGTACAAATTGGAGATATACTATATTACACGAACGATCCAATGGGTGTAACCGTTGTAAAAATAGGTGATGTTGTGTCAATAGACTACGGCACAAATACAATTGTATGTAACATAGCTTCACAAACAGTTAGACCAACGTCTACGTCGTTTATATTATTTACTAAAGATAATAAAGTTAATACAAGCGGCATATTAGGATATTTCGCGGAGGTTGAACTTAGAAACGATTCATTAAACAAATCAGAGTTGTTTTCTGTGGGCTCAGAGATATTTGAGAGCAGTAAATAACACGTAATAATAAATTATAAAACAATAAAATTATGATACCAGTAGCAGCAGCAATGGGCGCCGTAAAGGGCTTAACCGGAATAGCGGGTGGTATTATAGGTAGTGGAAAAAGAAAAAGAGAAGAAGCAGCGGCTCAAGAAGAGTACGATATGTTCAAAACTCAATACCAAGAACTTGACACATCTAACCTATACGCTAACTTAGAAAATACTATGGAAGACTTAACTGTCGACCAAAGAGCAGCGGAGTTCCAGTTGCAAGCGCAGCAACAGGGGCAAGCTAATATTATGGATCAGATGTCCGGAGCAGCTGGTGGGTCTGGTATAGCCGCGTTGGCGCAAGCGATGGCTAACCAACAAACGCAAGGAGCGGCACAAGCAGCGGCAAGTATAGGGCAGCAAGAAAGATCTAACCAAATGGCTAAGGCACAAATGGCGGGGCAATTACAATCTCAAGAAGCGCAAGGAGCTGAACAAGCAAGATCATTAGAATATAGTAAAACTAGCACACAACTTGGAATGGCACAACAAAGATTAGGTGCCGCTAAACAAGCAAGAGCAGCCGCTACTCAATCTATTATGGGCGGTGTTGGTGGTTTGCTCGGAGCTGGTGTAGAAGCTGGAGCGGCCGGAGCTTTTGGAGAAGGAGTCGCGGGAATCTTAGGCGGATAAATAAAATATTATGGCAAAAAAAGCACAAAGAAATTACGGCGCTGACTTAAGTTTAGTTAGAGGCGAGGGAGCAATGAGGCAGGCTGGCGGGTTTCAACCGCTTATGCAAGCTTTTGACGCACCTATGCAACGCCTACAACAAGCCGCTAAAGAAAGACAAGCGAGAGAGCAACAAAGAAATAATAAAGTAGAGAGTTATATTTCTGCTTTAAACTCTAATATTGATGTTACAGCGTTAACTGAAACTGATCAAAAAGCGGTTAATCAATATTTAATGGGTGTTAAAGACGAATATGCACAAGCAGCAAGCGCTATAGTAAACTTTAAACCCGGCACGCCTGAGTACATGGAGCAGCTTGATATTATGAATGGCGTTAAAAACAGCCTCGGTAATTTGAAGGGGCAGCTTGATGGCTATCAAGAGTCTAAAGGAAATTACATGGACTCCTTTAAAGATCAGTCTGCTGGTAATAATAGTTTACAGTCAGACAATGCGGCAAACATATTTACAGGTGAAACACCTTTTACAATAGGCACAGGTGGGAATTTGTTCTTTCAAGGGCAAGATGGTACTAATATGGCTTATAAAGATATTAAGATGCCGTTTAAAAAAGACTACAAAACAGCAATGCAATATAATGATTTGTTTACACCTATTTATAACTCTGGTACATACGATTCAACTAAACAAAAGGTTTTTGAAGATAGAATTAGAGCAATGATGTCTTCTAATCCAGACGGAATGAAGTCTATTATTGCTGATGAATTAAGTAGCTTTGGCGAATACCAAGATCTTATGCCATTGCTGGATGATCCAGCTAAGCTTGAAGAAGTTACAGAGGCGTTTGTCCAAAGATCTAGTGAGGCAGCGCGTAGTGCGGCGGCGGAAGGTAAAGCTAAAAAACAAACAACAGATGGCGGTTATCAACCTAGAATTGCAAGAGTTAAAGAAAATGCCTACAAAGGCCCAAATGGTACCGTATATAAGATAACCACATTATCTAATAATCAAAAAATAATTGAAGATGATTTTGGTAATGTTTATGAAGGTGATGTAAGCAAGTTAACCCCAGCAGGAGGCGGTGACGAAACTACTACAACTACCACCACTCCGCCTAAAGAGGAAATAAACATGCAACTTGTTCAGGGGATGATGGCCCAATGCAAAATTGATGAAACTACCGCAATAGCACGTGTTAAAAACAAACAATACGATTGTCCATAATAAAATTAAATAAATATGTTCAAAATAAAAATAGACGGCGTTGAGTATGAAATTAATGATTCTAACATCGGTGTTTTTCAAAACGCTTATGGCGATTTAGAACAATACAAAATAGAAGAAAATACTTTTCAACAAGACCCTGCAAGTGCGGAGACAAATGTAGGGTCGAAAAACAATACGGTCTCCAATTCGGAAAATGGTTTATTGGAATCAAATCAACCACCTGAAAGATATATTAATTATAAACGTAACGGTAAAGACGCTTCAATGTCTGAATCCGAATATAATAATTTCTATGCAGACTTAGAGGACAAAGGTAGATACCCTGCGGAATTTGATGTTTATGTTGCAAAAACTTTTCCAAATACTAAAATCCAAACGACAAACTTTGACGAGGGCGCGATGCTTGACGAGGTTGTTGTTAAAGCAGAGTTATCAGACGAAGTAAAACAAGCTAAAAAAGACAGCACAGAGCTTACTGCAGTTATTGAAGCTGAAACACCTGAAGCAAATTATGAAGAGATCGCAGGGGATTATTTTACTGGATTAAACGACGATGGTCAAATAACTGGTATGAATAGACCTCAATTTTTTCCTACATTAAGAAACTCCGACGGATCGCCCCAAATGTGGCAAGGTAAGGAAAGAAAAAGTGGATTTTCAGAATATAAAAATGATTATGATACTGATTTAAAAAACCATTTAGGCCCTGTAAAATACAAACAGTATATAACCGCCAAAGAATTAGCTGAAGCAAACGGTGAAAATCTTACAAAAGAAAACGTAAACCAGTATATTAGTTTAGAATTAATTCAAGATAACAAAAACGACAAGACTATAGACTCTGTTGTAGCTAGTAAAAGAAGTAAGGCTGCTGAAAATTACACAAGAGACATAGGCGGATTTTATGTTACTGATGAAGAACAAAAAAGACAGGATTTATTAGAGCAATTTACTGGAACTGATGAAGTTGTTACAAAGAAAAATACTGCTTTATTAAATGAAAAAGAAAGAGCGCTTAGAGATGCTAGAGATTTTGAAGCTAAATTCGGAAGGCCATTAGTTAGAACTGAAAAACTTCAGGGTAGAACATATACCCCATTTAACAGAGAGCTTACCCTTAATAAAGTACAAGAGGGAGAAGAAAAAAGAATAGCAAAAGAAGCGGGTGAGATTGAAAGTGCAGTAAAAATATTTGATACTCAAGCAACAGAGTTAAATAATGTACAGGATGAAATTAGAAACTACAATGTAGAACAAGATAATTTTAACAATCCTGAGGAGGTTGCTTTTAGAGATAGCTTATTTGATCGCCAAAGGGTATTAATGAACGAATTACAAGCTGATCAATTAATACTTCAAGCCCGAGCTGATAAACTTACCAATGATTTAAATGTGTATAGCACGACAAATGTGGCTGACGCCGCTTTAGTTAAGTCTTACCAAACATCGGATTTGCTAGCGAACACATGGGAAAGCGCTTTTTTAGGTTCAGCAGCCCAATTAGGGGGTGCTATAATTTCTCCTTTTGATGGTGGTATAACTTATGAAGCTGCAACTAATTATAATCAAAGACTGCAAAGTGAGGCTCAAAAATATTTACCACAAGCTTTAACAAGCGATGATGACTCAAGTGCAGCGCAGTATTTTGGGGACATGCTCATCAGGAACTCCCCTTCAATAGCTGTGGCTGCTGCAACAATGGGTGCAGGTGCGGGGCTAACCGGCGCTGCTAGGCTTGCCGCTATAAGACAAGCATCCAATGCTTCAATGGGTATATTCTTTACTATGGAAGCTGGTGGGCAGTTATCTAATTTAGAGATTCAGCAAAGAGAAGCGCCAAAAATGATCGCTGCTTTAAATAAACAAATAGAAGAAGCAAAAGCTAACGGTACACCCCTAAACGAAATAAATAAATTAGAGGCAGATAAAGAATATCAAGAAAACATATTAAGCTTAAACGCTTTTCAAAAAGGGTTTAACAGTACAATTTATGGTGGAACTGCCGCTTTAGCTGAAAGACTAGGATCTTTAGGTTTTGTTAAAAACTTTCAAAAATATTCAAGAGCCATAGGCGGTAACACGTTAAGAAAACAATTCGGTGAAACCTTAGGCACTAATATAAGTAAAGGCTTAGGTAACGTTACTGCTGTTGGGGCTATAGGCCCAGGTATAGAATTTATTGAAGAAGGTGCGACATTAATTGCGCAAAATTTAAGTGATAACTTAATTTTTCAACCGGAAAATCCTAAAAGTTTAATTGATGGTTTAGATGGCGAATTTTTTAGAAATACGTATGTAACATCTTTAGCTATTGGTGGAGCGGGTGCAAGCCAAAACGTTATGACTGCATTAAACAATGAAGTTAAAACTAGAAAGCAAGCTAGACAAGAAAATGAAATACGCGATAAATTAATAGATGTATCAAATAAGCTAAACACATTAGACGGCAGAACAAAGGAAGCTAGAAATTTAAAACAAGAAAGAGACAATCTAATAAGTGATGCTGCAGATTTAAATACAGCAATACCTTTAAATTTAAAAGGTCTTACTGGCAGTGAAATAAATAGAGTCTTTGAGAATGCTGCAAGCATTAGAAAATTAAAATACCAAGCTTCCCAATTAGATTTAGCTAGTTTTGATGCAAGAGATCGTAGAGAATTCGAGCGATTAAAAAATGCGTCTCAAGTTTTATATAATGAAAGCCAATCAATATTAGGTAGATCAGAAGCTGAAATAGAAAAGTTAGCAAAAAACACACCAAACCCACTTGTCACGGAGGTTAACTTTCGCAGGTTTAACATGTTTAAAGAAATCGCTAAAGAAACTAAAGGTGTTAATGTCATAGATATAAATAACGAGGAGCAGTTTAACGCTTACTTAAAAGAAAACAAACTTGATGGCAAAAAATATAGCTATACGGCTATGAACGAAGGTAATAACAGCGCAGCTCAGGTTAACAATGATATATTAATTTTTAATGAAATCGCCGCAAGAAATATGCAACAACCGGGTATTGACGGTGAGGTTGCTTCGGCTTCTCCTTTGCATGAGTTGGGCCACTGGCAAGTTAAACAGCAGGGTATAATAAAAGACAACAAAATTGTTAGCGCTTCTAACGATATGGTTAGTAGTATTATAAATGATGTTAGGTCTAGGTTTAATAAAGGAAGCATATCTAAAGAAGCTTTTGATAATTTTAATGCTAGAATTGCCCTATACAAAGATGTAGATGTTAAAGGAATAGACGCTGACGAGTTATTGCAATTAGTTTCAGACTTTACAGCAATAGGCGTTTTGCCTAAAAGTAGTTTTGGTAATATATATGGGGCAAAAACATTTGTAAACAGTATACTTAAAAAAGTAAATGGCGACTATTCTCATTTCTTTAAAATTAATTCACCGAGCGATGTGTATGCGTTTGTTGCTAACTGGCAAAATAGAGCATTAGTATACCAATTACCTGAAGGGGAAGAAAAAGAGGGTGATAAAATTAAATCATCAAAGGCTGTAGAGAAGGTAAGACAAAGACTTGAATCAATACCATTAGAACAATTACCCTCACGCGCCAGTCAAAACATTATAGCTAATGAATTATTTGGCATGGTAGATGCACAAATACGTAATAGACTTAATTTAGATCCAAACGTAAGAGAAGAGCTACAAGCTGACGTAATTGCAAGAGTATATGAAGCACAAGAAAATACTAAATGGGACGGTAGGGGCAGCTTATATGGCTTTATAAACGGCCGTATCGCTAAGCGTATACTAGATGCTTTAAGAGCAAATCCAGATTATCTTGATGTTGTAACAAAACAAGAGCTTACTGGTTTAGAAAAAGCTTCTGAAGTTGTAGTCGATGATGTACAAACAGCAAAAAAAGAAAAGCCTAAATTTAGAAACTTATTACAAAGCAAAGTATTACCCGCTGACGCTTTAGAATCAGTACAAAAAAAATTGCTTAGTACAATAAGAGTGCTAAAATCAAAACTAGGCGCCGACATTTCTATAAACAAAACAGTTACTCCTTTGGTAGCTGAGATTAAAAAAGAAATGGGTAAGCAGGCTGATATTGAATTTAAGAAAAGGTTAGGCTCAAAGAAAGATGGCATACTAAGAAAAAATTATCTTAGATTTAAAAAACCTATATTAGAAAACATGACAACCACTTGGTTGATGGGCGCTATGCCATTTGCTGTTCAAAAACAAGTTAATGGTAAGTTTACATCTGACTGGCAGGGCAAAAAGATTGACAGAGAAACGGTTGATACAGATAAAGCGGGTAGAACATCAGGCGCTGATATAGTTAGAAGATTACCTAATATTGCAGATAAAGTTACTGACGAGCAATTTTTGTCTTACATGTTTAAAGACGGAGCTGTTATTCGTGGTCGTAAAGAATCTTTATCGAAGGCATTAGCCGAAGAGCTTGCGTTTGATTTATTTAATAGTGAATTACAAAAGCCAGACAGTGAATTAAGAAAAGCATTTGTAAATAATCAAGCAGCATTAGGCGCTGAACTTGCAGATAACTTTGTTCAAGAAGTACAAAAAGATACAGAACGAGGTAATATAAAATTTAGTAAAGGATTAGCTACATTAACACCTGCAGAAAATGAAACTTTTAGAGATGGATTGCCAAAACTAAAAGAACTTATAGTAGGCATGGACAATGATTTTGGTAAAACGCCAACTGCAATTAAAAAAGTTCTGCAAAACACATATGGCGATAAATTTACTAAAAAACAATATGACGGTATATCTAAGCAATTTTTTAACTTATTAAAACCGTTAAATAAATCATTCCCTAAAAAGTATGTTAATGTAAGTGAACAAGAACTAACAGATTATGTAGAGCAAGTTGCGCAAGATGTAGATGGCAATGCTTCTATACAATTATATACAGGTGCTAGCGATTCTATTAAAAATTTATGGAACACAGGCACGAACGTTTATATAGCCCAGGAGGCTATTGAAAATGCGTTAAGCGAGTTACCTATAGAGACTGTTGTGGCTTTCTTTAGCGGTACTTTTGCTAACTCTGGCAAAGTTGGAATGCGTAACTTTAAAGACGCTAATGAAAGTTTTAGAGCTGATTTTTACGGAGGTGAGGCTCAATGGCTTCCGGCTTTAAAAAGGATGTTCCCGCAGCTTGAAAGTATACAGAAAAACGGTGACATTGTTTTAAAAAACGGTAAAGTTATAAAGAAAAAGTTTACAGCAACAGGCAGCGTTACTAAAGGCATGCTTGAAGCAAACTTTAATACAGATAAAGATATTAAAAATGCAACAGCTGCTTGGGAATTTACTACAGCTGTCGTTAGGGGTATTAAAAATGAAAACCCCGACATACAAGCTATGGTTTTAGCGGCAATGAATAGCGGAACTAATACAGCTTTAAGAGTAGCTGCTCCTGTATTATATAGAACAGCGGGTTTTAATTCATTAGATAAAGATGATTATAGATACGAGCATGCTTTACCTGCTAGACGGGTTCTTTTTGACATGTACAAGTCTATCGTGAAGGATGATAAGTCTATAAGCCTACAAGCGCTTAAAAACGATTATAAGGTCGCACTAATACCTAAGACAATGGATAAGGTTATTGGTGATCAAGGTTTAGGACCTATAGCAGTTGCAGGTTATGTTGCTGGGCAAACGCCATGGTACAGTCGCTATTATAATATACTAACGAGAGGAAAAGTACAATATGCTTTGGAATCTTTAGAGAATGGAGAAATTATTGGTCAAAATTATGCAGACTATTTTAATTCCACGTCTGATCCATTAACGGTTAAAACAGACGCGCCAGCTGTAGTAGAAGCGAGTATAGCATATGAAAACGCTTTCAAGCTTTCAAAAGGCTTAAACTACGGTATAAATCCTAAAGGTATAACTGTGTTAGACTTTGACGATACCGTGGCGATATCTAAAAGCATGGTAATAGTTAAAATGCCAGTTCAAGACAAAGAGATATTGGACATAGCTGCTAGAAGAAAATTTAATAGCACTGTATTTAAAGACCTTCCTAGCTTTAAAAGATCATTTGATAATCTTTCAGAAGAACAAAAGCAAGAAGTTTTAAAAGAAGTTCCTGGCCCAACTAAAAAAATTACACCAGCTGAGTTTGCAGCTGAATCGGTTAACTTAGAAAACCAAGGTGCTACCTTTGACTTTAGCGAGTTTAACAAAGTGGTTAAAGGCAGAAAAGGTCCATTGTTTGATTTAGCATTAAAAAGACAGGAAAAGTTTGGTAATGACAATATATTTATACTTACCGCAAGGCCGCAGGAATCAGCTTTAGCGATACAAAAATTTGCTAAAGGTTTAGGTTTAGATTTAAAGCTAGAGAATATAACAGGGCTCGCAGACGGAAGGCCAGAAGCAAAAGCCGAGTGGATGGTTGGGAAAGTTAACGAAGGATTTAATGATTTTTATTTTGCAGACGATCATTTTAAAAATGTTAAAGCAGTACAAGACACTTTAAGTTTATTTGATGTAAAATCTGATGTTCAACAAGCTAAAATTAAATTTAGCAAAGGTCTAAATAAAAGTCTTAATAAAATGATTGAGCGCAACAAAAATGTAAAAGCCGAGGCTAATTACTCAAAAGCGGTTGCGCGAAGAAAAGGAGCTAATAAAGGTAGATTTAAATTCTTTTTACCATATGGAGCAGAAGACTTTAGAGGTTTAACATCTTATGTTTTAGCCGGCAAAGGAAAGCAAGGAGATGCAGATCAAAAGTTTTTTGAAGATAATTTAGTTAATCCTTATGTAACAGGTGTAGCAGCAATGGAAAGAGCCAAGAGAGCATTAAAAAATGATTACGCGGCACTTAGAAAAATGTTCCCCACAGTTAGAAAAAAATTAGGTAAGAAAGTGCCAGGATTAGAATATACTTATGACCAAGCTATAAGAATTTATTTGTATAATAAATCCGGGTTTGAAGTGTCTGGTTTATCTAAGCGTGATTTAAAAGCTATAAACAAATTTGTCGAAGGTGATGCTGATGTAAAAGCTTTTGCCGATGGATTACAATTAATAACTAAAAAAGACGAATGGGTTAAGCCTAATGAGTATTGGGATGTGAGTAGCATATTACAAGATATAAACGAAATATCCGAAAAAGTTAGCAGAAAAGAATATCTTGCTGAGTTTATTGAAAATGTTGACGCTGTATTTGACGAGGCTATGCTAAATAAACTTGAAGCGGTATATGGGACTGGTTACGTTGAAGCTTTAAATAATATTATAAGCAGAATGAAGTCTGGTGTAAACCGACCTAGCCAGCCTGGTAAATACGAAAGACAATGGTTAAACTGGGTTAACAATTCTGTTGGTACTATAATGTTTTTTAACAGAAGATCCGCTGTGTTACAGATGTTATCATTTGCTAACTTTGTAAACTGGAGCGACAACAATCCGTTAAAAGCGGGCATTGCTTTTGCTAATCAGCCGGCTTATTGGGAGGCATGGTCTAAAATATTCAATTCAGATAAACTAAAAGAAAGACGTGGAGGTTTAAAGTCCGACGTGCAAGAACAGGAAATTGCGAATCAAGCTAGGAATAGTAAAAACAAAGCAGGTGCTATAGTTTCTTATTTATTGAAAATAGGTTTTACCCCTACACAAATAGCAGATAGTATGGCTATTGCGACCGGAGGTGCTACGTTTTTAATAAACAGGACTAAAACATATACAAAACAAGGCATGTCAAAAGCGGATGCCGAAGCTGCAGCGTTCGAAGATTTTAGTAAAATATCAGATGAGACACAGCAGTCAGGTGACCCTATGTTAATATCCGCTCAGCAGTCCAGCCATTTAGGGCGCCTTGTATTGGCTTTCCAAAATACGCCGATGCAATACACTAGATTAATGAAAAAAGCCGGCCAGGATCTTATAAACGGCCGTGGCGACTTTAAAACTAATGTTAGTAAGATTGCTTATTATGGTTTTATACAAAACTTAATATTTAACTCATTGCAACAAGCTTTATTCGCTATGATACCCGGTTTTAGTGATGAAGAAGATGAAGAAGATGTTGATAAAAAGCTAGATAAAAAAGAGTTAAAAATACTGAATGGAATGCTTGATTCTATATTGCGAGGCTCTGGTTTGTATGGTGCAATAGCATCTACGATTAAAAACGCATACATGCGCTACGAAAAAGAAGAAGAGAGAGGGTTTACCGCTGATCATACTTATACATTGTTGGAGCTTGCAAACATATCGCCACCTATAGGTTCTAAGCTTAGAAAAGTGTATGGGGCAATACAAACAAATAAATTTGACAGGGGTATTATAGAAAAAAGAGGTTTAGAAGTTTTAGACAAGCAAGGTAACTTAAATTTAAGCCCATCATATCAAATAATAGGCGGTCTATCTTCAGCATTTCTTAACCTACCATTAGACAGGGTTGTATCTGAAATTAATGCTTTAGCGGAGGCGGTTGATGATAGAAACACTGCATATCAAAGAATAGCTTTGTCCTTAGGCTGGAGGACATGGGATGTTAGCGCTAAGAATGAATATCACGATTTTCTTAAACTAGCTATACAGGAAGAGAAAAAAGATGCTTCAAAGAAAAAAAGAGAATATAATAAACTTGTTGCAACGCAAAAGAAGTTTGATAAACTAGCTGCGATGACTCCTGATGAAAAACGAGAGTACTTATTAAAAGAAAAAGCAAAGCGATCTGCTGCAGCAAAAAAAGCAGCGGCTACAAGAAAGCGAAACAAAAGAGTAAGAGATTCAATACTAAGATCAAATTAATATGGAACCATTTAACATTAGAATACAAAACATAACGCAAGGCACAAAAAAACCTGTTAACCAAGAGGTAACGCAAAATGCTGATGGTAGCGGTGGGCCTATTGCTATTGCTAAGCAGGTGTATACACCTCAACAGGACCCAAAAAATAAAAAACAAGCTAAAGAAAGATTAAGACAGTATGAACAAGACCCTTACCAAAGATCAGTTGATAAGTTTCCGCAGTTTAATCAAACTAATGACACCATCATAAGCAGCACAAGTGGGAACCGCAATCTTAATAAACACATGAATTCTCTTAAAGCAAAAAACGCTGCTACTCATTTACACGATGGCAACGAATCCAATAGTTATATAATAAATAATATGAAAGGGCCTAAAGACTCTGCTTCATATCGTGAACCAAACGGCAATATAACTACTTATGAGTTGCATGATAAAGAAGGTTTAAGAAGTAGTGTTAAAGCTGTGGCAAAGAAAAAAGACGCATGCTACCGCAAAGCAAAAGCAAAGTATGATGTATTCCCGTCCGCTTACGCTTCTGGTTATATAGCTAAATGTAGAAAACGAGGAGGTAAATTAGGATAATGGCATACGAGCAAAGCAAGTCCGCGTTCCCCAAAGTACGTAAGACTAAAAAAGGAGCATCACTTAAACGTTGGTTTAAAGAAGAATGGATTGATGTAAGAACCGGTAAGCCATGCGGCCGAAGCGAGGGCGAAAGCCGTGGTACGCCATATTGCAGGCCAAAGAAAAGAATATCAAGTAAAACCCCAAAGACCGCAAGCGAGATGTCAGCTAAAGAAAAAGCTGCAAAGATCGCTGAAAAGAAAAGACTAGGACAACCAAAAGGCAAACCCAGAAGAGTTAAACCTGTTAAAAGAAGAAAATGAGTTTACAAGAACTAAAATTATACGCTATAAACGGCAGTACACTTGGCCTCACCACTTTTACACAAATAGAAGATGGTTTAAAAATAATGCTGCTCTTAGTGACTATTGGATATACCATAGCGAAATGGAAAGACATTAAAAAGAAAAAGTAATGATGAAGTATTTTAATTATTCAGAATTTGATAGCCCCGATGTGCAGGGCTCTGGGCAGATGATGGATAGGGATTTTTTACAAATACTAGATCAAGCGAGAGATCGCTTTGATAAACCTATTAATATAAATTCTGGGTATCGTACGCCGCAGCATAATGATTCTGTTGGTGGGACCGAGAAGTCTTCTCACCTAAAAGGTTTAGCTGCTGATATTGATTGTCGCAAATCAAAAGATAGATTTGAGCTTATTGATATATTCTTAGACTTAGGCATAAACAGGATCGGCATTGCAGATACTTTTATCCACATTGATGTCGACCCTGATAAATCACCTAACGTTATTTGGACGTACTAACCATCACAGGCAGCACATTCAGGATCCATAGCTTGTTGTGCTATATCTCCGCGTAGAACAC